TTATTTTGATTGTTCTACTGCTTTGTCGAATAGCTCAGCAGTAGATTTTTTTATTTCTTCTGTAACATGGATGTAGATATCGTCTGTAGTTGATACTCTTGAGTGTCTTAGCCTTTTAGATATTTCTTGGCTATTAGCTCCTATTGAATATAAAATCGTTGCGTGGGAGTGCCTGAGGCCGTGAAAAGTAATTTTGTCTATTCCCTTCTGTTCTGAAAATTGTTTTGCAAACTTTGTAAAAGATTTTGATATATAAGTAGGTCTTAAAGGTCTACCATCTTCCCATCTGCAAACATATTCTACTTCTATTTTTGTTTTTAATTTATGTTTCTTTTGCTCTTTCAGGACAGATTTAAGGACAGACGTTAGTTCCTTAGTTAAAGCTACTTTAGCCTCACTAGCAGGGGTTTTAGTATCTTCTAATACTAAACCTTCGCCTTTCTTTTCAACCATGTTGTGATTCACCATTATATAGCCTTCTTTTAGATTGATATCTTCCCATCTTAGAGCTGAAACTTCACCTTCTCTTAATCCAGTATGAAACGCAATAAACGCAGGCAGATAAGTGGTTGTATCTTTTATATATTTAAGAAATTCTTCAATGAGTTCTATGCTCCAATGTTGTATCTTTCTTTTGTCATCTACAGGTGGACTAGCTAAGGATACAACATTTTTAGAAATCATTTCCCATTTTACAGCCTGATCTATGGCCAACTTAAACATTTTATGAGTTTTAAGAATTGTACCATTTGCATACCTTCTTTGAGTAGTTCCATTTTTAAGCGTAATCATTTCCTTAGACATTTTGTTATAAAACTCATCAACCATTTTAGTTTTCAATTTATTAAGTTTAACTTGTCCTAGGTGAGTTTTTATACAGTCAACAAATACTTTGTATCGTCTTTCTGTATTATAGGCTTTCTTGCCCTCAATAAAGGTTGTAAACCAATCATCTAAGAAGTCATTTAGTAAAGTATTTCCTTTGGCAGTTAGTTCACCATTCATATATTGCTCTTGAATCTTTACTTCCCAGGCCTTAGCTAATTTTAAATTTTCTCTGCTCTTAGGTTTAAAAGTTTTTGTTTTTCTTATTTTTTTACCAGTGACGGGATCTGCACCTAAAAACACTTCTACATAATAACCACCTTCTATTTCTCTTATGGCCATTATATTTTCACCTCCTTTCAAAAACCTATGTTCTTTATTAGCTTTATATTAAAGAGCCTTGATTGGCTCTAAACATCGTTGTTCAAATCTCAATTCAATTAATCTCTCTGGAACTTTGAAATATGAACTTAATTGTTTAGTTGTCATATTTTCTATTTCGCAGATATCTATCTTATCATCATCTGGAATTAAAAAATATGCAGCAAATATATCTGCTTGATTTTCATATCTATCAGTTATGTACAAAGTTTTTTCTAAAAAACATATAGATAGTTCAGGATGGCAAACAACATGTCCTAATTCATGGAAACATACATATTTCTTTTCATTATAATTATCTATATTATTATTTAAGTATATTATTTCTTCTTCCATTATTCTTTGAAAGAACCCTAATATATTATTACCTAAGTTTGTTTCTATAATTTTTATATCAAGGCATCTACAAAGTTCAAAAGGGTTTCTAGTATTATATAGTTCTAATAAACCATCTTTAATTTCTATTATATCTTGGCACATATGTATTCCTCCCCTGTCAACAAAGGATTTTTTATTTCTTCTCCTTTTGTTTTTTATCTAAAACATATTTCATGCCTAGCTGGAGAGCATTGGCTAGCAGTAATTTATCTTCATCTGTTAACATTTCGCCTTTTAACATTAAGCCTTCTTGTGATTCTATAATTTCTAGTGCATCTTCTACTGAATTTATTTCTTTATGTGCTAATTTGTCTAAGTTTTTGATTTTATCTTCTGGGTTTTTTATATCTGTTCTGCCTAGAAGGTAGTCTGTAGATACTCCTAATGCTTCCGCTATTCTAACAATCTCATCATCCCTAACTGGTCTTTCCCCAGATTCAATTCTACTCAATACACTGTTGTTTATTTGAATCATATCAGCAAAATCTCTCTGGTTAATATCTTTTTCTTCTCTTAGAGTTTTAATTCTGTTACTAATGCTCATACAGATGCCTCCTTTATATTTCTATTATAGCAACAATTCAATTATACACTTTTCCATAATAGAAATAAACAATTTTGTTAAAATAGAAAATAAAGCATTGACTTTTCTAAAATAGCAATATATAATGATTGTAAAAGGATTGCTAAAATAGAAAACAAAAAGAGAGGTGAAATTATTGAAAAGATTAAATCATGAATATATAAAAAATAAAAGAATAGAAAACAATTTAACTTTGCAAGAAGTAGCTAAGGAATTAGGATTCAAGAATGCATCTACGTATTTAAAATATGAGGAAGGTGATTATTCATTTAAAGCAGATATGTTGCCCAAATTAGCTAAGGTATTAGATTGTCAAATAGAAAATTTTTTTACAAATTAGTTTGCTAATTTAGCAAATCAAATAAGGTAAATAAGAGTTAATAATTTAAAAGGTATCAATTGAGAGGAGGTGAGAGGGGTGGAAGAAATAAAAGCAAATAATTTATATAAAAAGTTTACTTTGACTATTCCTGTTCCATTATTAGATGAAATAAAAACAAAGGCTAATCTTGAAGATATATCGTTAAATAGATATATTCTATCAATCATTAGCCAAAGAGTTAAAATTATTCAATATTGATTTCACCATGAGCTTTTTCAAAGTTTTCAACATGCTTTTTTATGATTTGCTCGATTTCTTTATTAGCTGATCGACCTTGAAATTCAGCAACATATTTGATTTTATCTAGTAGTTCTTTTGGAATTCTCAATGTATACCTAGGCAAGTTTGCAGACATTAAATATACCTCCTTTATAGAGTCATTGTGATGTCATAAGTATACCATGAAAATAATTTGTAAAAAGCTATTGACGCAAAAGTGACGGCATGATATTATAAAACAAAAAGAGGTGACGCAAATATGACGGCAAAGAAAAGATTAACTTTAAGAATACCAATAAAACTAGATGAAGAATTAAGTAAGAAATCAGACAAGCTTGGCATAAGTAAAAACTCATTAATACTACAAATGTTATGGAATGAAACAAACAACCTATCAATTGAGAGGAGGTGAGAGAGGAGTGGAAAAGCTAGAAACCATAGAAATTGATATTCCCAACAAGGTATATAAAATAAATGGAACGCCATTCTCAGATAAATGTCATGAGTTAGTAATTGTTTTTAAGAATGGCGTATGGGAAATCAATTATAAAAATAAGTTTTATCCCGATGGAAGAGCTTTAAGGAATTAGCTTAGAAATGAAGTCTACAACTTCAATAAGACCATTTTTAAAACGATTTTCCATGTAGACAATGGCAGAATCTTCTAAATCAAAATCAGCACCAATATAAAGACGAATATATTTTGTTCTACCGAGTTCCAACAATGTATCAGAAACATCTGTGCAGTTCCATGAAGATATATTTTTATCCTCAGTATAAAAATTTTTTTCGAATCTTTTAGCTTGAGGTTTTAAATAGCCAGATTTTCTTCTTTCTAAATATTGCTTATATATGCAACATAAAAGTTTATCGGCATCTCTGGTTAGATTTACCATATAATTTCTCCTCTCATAAATACTTGGCTTGGCAGAGCCTGTACTTATATTATAGGAAAATGTTGGGGGAAAGACAATGAAGCAAATTAGAGGAGGTGAGATTAAAAAAGAAAACATGCATTATCGGAATTCATATGTTAATAATGGGGGTGTTAAGATGTTAAAAAAAATAAATATATTTAAGCGAGTGAGAGAGCTAGAAGAGTATAGAGAAGTAACAAATAAAGCTTTTGGAGTACTTGTTTCAGAAATAAATATGCTTAAAAGAAAGGTAGGTAAAACTGAACCAAGTACTCCAGAGCCAAAGAAGTGTGAAACTCCAGAAGAGTTTATGAAGTCATTTATATCTAATTCTTAATAAAAGTATCCATAAAGTCATAAGGATTTGGAAATTGTTTTTTAATAGCATTTAACAATTCAACTAATGCAGAAAGGTATACAGATTCATCAACGGTGAGTATATTCCTAAAGGTAAAAGGAACAATTTTTAAAGTTGGATAATCATCATCCGATGAGCAGTAGATAACTACATTTATATTTTGATCATCTGAAGTAAAACTAAAACTTTCATCCCTGTTGAAAGCATATATATATTCGTGAGGAGTGAATGGATGTTCATCTGCTAAGTCTAAATTATATGCAAGTTGATGTTTATCCTCAAGGTCAAGATATTCCCAAGAGATTTCATTTTTAAGAGTTTTATCAGTTAAAGTTTTGATAAATTGTAAAGTTAATTTTTCATTATTCATTGGACTTTTTCCTCCTTTGATAATCTACCTATGATATAGGCTAAATGTTGACTTATTTTATATGAATCTAATTTATAATAATTTTTTTGTAGATACCTTATTATTACAAAATTAATTTTGAGTTTCTCTGGATAAGACAAGATTTCATCATATTGTTTTTGAAAAGAATGGAAGTCGGCTAATATGTCAGTGACTAAACCTCTGCTTTTACCAGAATTATCAATGGATGCTTTATGACCTTTAAATTTTTCACGATATCTGACCTTGTTTTCATTATAACTTTTAGCAGCTTCAATCTGTGACAATCTTGTATCTATATCTTTAGTTTTAATGGCTACAAAAATAGTCATAATGAAGCCAATAAGCCCAGTGGCAGAGACTATAAAAGTGAATAAGGCACTGCTGTTTAAATAAGTTATTAGACCAATAGAAATCACCTTCTTTAGCAATTATATAATTGAAAAACTAGTATTATATTAAACCAGTGTATTTAACCAAATTATACCATAAGGAGAATAGTGGGACAATCTTAATAAGTAAATACGAAAAATCATAATTAAATATGAGATAGGAAGATGAGAGGAGGTGAGAAGCGTGGGGAAGGGATTAAAAGGGTTGGAATCGGAAGTTAAAATCTACACTACAAAAGATTTAGCAGAAATATTTGGTGCGTCTGATGAAACCATCAGAAGAGAAATAAAAAGAAAAAGATTAAATTGCTTTTATGTAGGTAATGAGGCTAGATTTACCCAGGCTCACTTAGAAGATTATATGAATGTTAGGAATCTAGGAAAGACCACAAGGGAACTTCAACTTGAAGCAGAAAAGGAACAATTATTAGAAGTAATTAAAACTAAGGATCAGGTAATAGAAAGCATTAAAAACGTATTACTAAAAAGTATATAGGAGGTCTAACAATGAATATTAAATACCTAAAGTATTATGTACAAAAATGTCTAAGGAATGGTATTGAACCAACTTGGAAATCCTTAAGGCTTTGGTACGAAACTACAAATATAAGTTTTTAGTGATAGGAGGGACAGGCTTGAAAATAATATTTGATAAAAAGCTTTTTAAAAGACATGCACCTAAAAAGATACAGAAGGTACTAAGTCATCATGTGGATTTGATAGATGGAAAAGAAGTTAGCTTTGAAGGAGAAGAAGGCTTTGGAACTGTTGAATATGAGGATGAAGGAGAAAAGCTTGAATTATATCCAATTTATTCTGATTGGTGTAGGGAGGAGGTGTAACAGTGGAACACACAGGAATAGTTAGAAGAGTAGATGAATTAGGTAGAGTTGTAATTCCTAAAGAGATTAGAAGAACTCTAAGAATTAGAGAAGGAGATCCTTTAGAGGTTTCTACTAATTCAAAAGATGGAACAGTAACTTTAAAAAAATATCATCCTGAGAAAGTATTTGATTTTGAGGATGAAGAATTGGAGGAAATTATAGCAGGACTTAAAGAAAGGATAAAAGATAGAGACATTATTATAAGACAACACGATTTAACTGAATCATCACAGATAACTGAAGATGAAATTTTAAAATACAAGCAATCAAGATACTTATGTAGAACAATAATCAATAAAATTAATGAAATAGTTGAAAGGGGAGTTAACTATGTGGATTAGAAACCAAAGCAGAACGGGATTAGTAGACGTTAGTTTGCTTGATGTAGAAGATAAAAAAGTCATGTGTAGAAATTGGATTTTAGGAGAATACGAAAAAGAGCAATGGAAGTATTAGATGAAATACAAGACCATCTAAATGATTATAAAAATGGATATAGAGAAACATTTGAAATGCCAGAAAAATAAGGAGGTTGGCTAAATGAAAATAACTGAAAAATTGATGCAGTTAGGATTTGAATTAAAAAAATACTATGGAAATATGGCTTATGTTTTTAGCACACCAAGGGTACCCAATATGAGGTTTGAGCATGACTTTGTATATTATCCAGATGAAAATCAGTTCTATATTAATTGCCATAAAACCAGTCATACAGAAACTATAAAAGAAAAAGAATTAATAGACAATCATAATAATCTAAATGCACCTGCAAAAGATAAATGGCTTGAAATAAGAAAAGAACTCGAAAATTATAAATTTGATGTTTTTGGAGGAATATAAGTGAAATGTTTTGCAGACATCAATGGAATAGCTTGTGTAGTTTTAGTAGACAAAAAAGAAGAGCTATCAAGCGGCAACTTGAAAAGCTCAGTACACTAAAAAAATATTTAATAAATAAATTATACCATAGATTGGAGGAAATTTAAATGGCAGATTTTTGTTTAAGATGCGGAAGGGCTTTAAAAAATAAAGAATCGGTTGAAAGAGGATACGGTTCTGGTTGTTATAAAAAAATAAAAGCAGAAGAGAAAAAGCGTGATGAAGTTCAGAAATTTAATGAAGTAATGGAAGAAATAGAAGGACAAATTAACTTTGTAGATGAACTTAAAAGGAAGTGTTCATAATGAACTGTCCTAAATGTAAAAGACCAGTAACAACTAAAAAGTATGAGTTATTCTATTGTCTATGTGGAAAAGTTTTAATGATAATTGAAGTTAATAAAACAAAGATGGTTGTGGATCATACACCGAAAGAGGAGGAAAAATAATAGATATGCACGTGAATGATATGGATAGAGAAGAACTTTTAATGGAACTATGTAATTATGGATTTGCACCAGGACATGGTCCTAATTATGAAAAGATGTCAGATGATGAACTAAGAACATTGTTAGAGCGATTTAGAAAGTTATTTGAGGAGGAATAAACATGTCAAATGAGATGATGATTCAAGAAGTTAATACAATGATGATTATAGATGGATTAAAGCTAGATAGAGTTCAAAATTCTATGGAGAAAATACAACAATTTCAAAAAATAGTTCAAGGTGCTTTATCAGAAGGACATGACTATGGAGCAGCTTTCCATGGATCCAGTAAGCCAAGCCTATTAAAACCAGGAGCAGAAAAGATATTAATGCTTTTAGGACTAGCCAGTGAATATGAAATTATAGAAAAGATACAAAATTATGAAGATGGGTTCTTTGCTTATACAGTTAGATGTGTATTGACTAAAGCTGGACAAGTCATAACGGAAGGACTGGGGCACTGTAATAGCAAAGAGAAAAAGTATGAGGGTGATAAGCAAGATAAATATATGTTAGGAAACACATGTCTTAAAATGGCCAAGAAAAGAGCACAAGTAGATGCAGCTCTTACAGTAGGAAGCCTATCCAATATATTCACTCAGGACTTGGAGGATATGGCTCAATTTAATAATAATGAGAGAATTGAAACAATGAACCAAAATGATGCAGAAAACATAAAAATTAATTTTGGTAAGTATGGCAAGAATGGTGGGAAAACACTAGGGGAAATTCTTGCTATAGATAGAGGATATATAGAGTGGTTAAAAGACAATGCAAGAGATGAAGTGGTAAAAAAAGCTGCAGTAATGTTGCTGAACTCTAAAGAAGAAGCAAAAGGAAAAGTAAACAATGAAACTGGTGAAATACACGATGATATACCACTTGAATTTATGGACAACCCATTTGTTGATAGTGAAGATATACCATTTTAGATTAGGGGGAGCAATCCCCCTTGGCTATAAAAGAAGGTGATAGATTGAGTAGTTGGATTAGTAAAGAAAAAAGGTTAAGAATTTATAAAAGAGATAATTTTCGATGCAGATATTGTGGAAAGAGATTAGTTCAAGGTCAATTAAGTATAGATCATATAGTTCCTAGAAGTAAAAGAGGAACAAATAACGAAGATAATTGAATTGTGAAAGCTAGGTGATTAAATGCCTAATGATAAAGAGATATTAAAAGCTGAATTAGATGATGGATATGGAAGAGTGGCAAATTTATTACTTGAAGCTCTTTCAATATCCAAGTTAAATGGGAAACAAATGAGTATATGTCTATTTATTATTAGAAGGACCTATTCATGGAGGAAAAAGTCGGATGAAATAACTTTAAATGAATTTGCTTTAGCCTGTGATAGTTCTGAAACATATATGTCAAAGCAGATAAAACAATTAATATCTTGGGGAGTAATAAGGAGAAATAATTACTCTCCAGGTAAAACACCAGAGTATGAAATAAATACAAGGGTTGAAGAATGGGACAAGGGTTGTCTGAACAGACAAGGGTTAGTAGAAAATATAGTAAATAAGCTATATGTAGAATCTGACCTTGAACAAAAAGACAGGGGTTATCCGAACAGACAAGGGTTGAACGAAAAGACAAGACAACCCTTGAACAAAAGGACAAGGGTTGTCATGCCTTTAGATATTGAAAACACAAGGATAGAGGGGTCTCTTAAAGAAAGTAGTAAAGAAATTACTACTACTGCTATAGGGGAAATGGAGTCCCCAAAAAATAATCTTGTCGCCGATACAGATGCCGACTCTGTACAACAAGATAAAGATGATGAAAAGAGAATTAAAGATTTACAAAGAATAGAAAATTACTACAAACGTGAAATTAGGGGAAAAGCAGTCTGTGGAGGTACTGATTTAGTTAATATAACTAATACCTATGAAAAATACAAAGATGTAGACTTCATCATATCTGTAATGGAAAAAGCTAAACAAGATTATATAAGCAGATATGGAAAACTTGAAATAAATTCATTTAGTTATTTTGACTCTATTTTTGAAGAAAGATGGAGGCTTTTACATGCAAAAAAAGATGAAGTAAAAGATAAAATACCAACTAACAAAAACTATAATAAGAAAAGAGTTCAAGCAAAAAAGACCAAGTTTCATAACTTTGAAGGAAGAACTGAAAAATACACAGCTGAACAATTAGATGATATAGCAGAGAGAAAAAGAAGAGAATACTCTGAAAGACTAAAAAAGCAGAACGAAGCTCTATAAATAAGAAAAACAAAAATCGAGGATAAACCTCGATTAATGTAGAGACTAACATCTTCCGCCAAAGAAACCATCACAGTTACAGAAAATAACCACTAAAAGCAAGAAAAAGAATAGTAAAGAATTATTATTATCACAATCTTTGCCACCTAATAAACCAACCATACAAATACCTCCTATTTAGTATTTGGTCTAAGTAAATAACCTAGTAACAATATATGAAGAGCATTGATAAAGTGTTAATTATTATTTATAGAGGAGTGATAAAGTGAATAAAACTCAAATAATAACAATATCAGAAGAAGCAGCAAGATTACTAAGAGAAAACCCAGCATGGACATATAAGAAAGCTATAGATAAGGCTAAGGAGATGATCAGCAATGAAAAGGTTAGTAATGAAGAAACTAAAACTATGGAAAAAACTAATTAAAGGCACATTACTTAAAGAATATATAGCAAATAGTATTTTAAAATAAGGAGTGTATTTATGGGATATCACAAAGGAGATGCATTTGAAAAAATAATAAATATATCAAATAAAGTTTATCAAAGAAAAGGAATAGCATTAGTACAGAAAATACCTACACCAATGAAACCTATTAGAAGAGGAAAACAAATAACATCAGCTTACTACGAAGAAAAAAGCACACTAGATTATATTGGAGTATATGAAGGAGTACCAATAGCCTTTGATGCAAAAGAAACCAAAGAAGAAAATAGATTTCCTCTTAGCAATATACAGGACCATCAGATTGAATTTATGAAAAACTGGTACAACCATGGAGGACTAGCTTTCCTTTTAATCCATTTCACCAAGCTAGATGCAGTATATAGGCTAGATTGGTTAACTATAAGCTGGTACTGGAAGCAGTATCAAGAAAATAGAGGGAAAAGAGGATTTGGAAGCATAGCCTTTAACGAATTTGAATGTAACTGTAAAAAACTAAGGTCTAGAGACGGCATAATGCTAGACTACCTGGAGGGGATAGAAAGTGAAGAAATTAAGAATAACAGATGATAACACAGGAGAAATAATACTAGAAAAAGAATTCTCAGGAGGATATCACTTTATATATACAAACCTACATGATGCAGGTAAATTACACCATTAGCCAAGCAACTCAATGTATTTAATTTTCATGAATATAGTAAAGTGGATGGAAAAGATAAAAAGGCTTTATAGGAGGGATAACCTTGGACAAGCTAATACAATTATGCTTTAGAAGCATTATTAGGCAAGTCAATGGAGATAAAGATATTTCAGAACAATACAAAGAGCTAGCCATGGAAGAATATAAAGAACATGAAGACACAATAAAACTTATATATGAGAATAAAAGTTACAAAAACCACGAAAACAAAACGTATAAAAGTAAAAGGCATAAAAGCAAATGTACCTATAGAGTAGAGGACATTATTCCAAGGAAAGTAAAGAAAAAACTATATGAGATGGTGAGCTAAAGGTAGGAGATGAATATGAAGAAAATTAGATGTATTAAATGTGGCAAATTACTTCTTGAAGCAGAGGGAAAAGGCGAAACCATATGTCCTAGATGTAAGACTAAGAATACTTATGATACTAAAGAAAAGAACACTTAACATAGTTGACGTTTTAAATTTTCAATTTGTTTTTCCATATCAGATATTTGTTTTTTAAGTTCTTCTTTAGATTGTAAACTTTGTTGTTGTGCAGCTTTAGTAAGTAAACTAGCACCAATTTGTGTAAAAACATTGCCTAAAACATTAAGTTCATCACTAGTTAAATCTTGTGAAATTAAAATAGAAAATAAAGAGCTTATAAGTACTAGGGTATCAGGGCATATATTTGAAGAACTTGACATTTATATCACCTCATAAGTAGTATATGTATATTTATGTAAAATGGCACAATATGTTATTTATGTGAAGTAAGAAAGGAGAATAGTAATGGTTAGAATAATAAGTTTTGAAGATGATTGTGCTCAAGTAGATTGGGCTGATGCTGTTGATGAAGGTATAGCAATTGGGCTTAAAGTTGCAATGGAAAACAGAAACAGAGAAATAGAAAAAATTGATGTAAGGATACCTTGTGGATATGGAGTAGCTACTGATTACACTATTAAAAATGAATGCCTTAAATGTTGGGGAAAACTTATAAAAAAAGGTGTCCATAATGGGTGTTATGATGGAGAATTTACCTATGTAGATAAGTTAACTTGTAAAAATGATTGCTTCTTTTATTATTCAGAATTAAGAGAGCACAATAGAATTAAAGATTAATATATCACTGAATATGATAAGAAAAATATTCACTAAATTAAATAAGTAGAGGCTCTAGAAGCCCAAGGAAATAAAATCCTTGGGTTTTTCTTTTTTGAATAGGAATAATGATGTCAACTAAATGGAGAAAACATAAGATTTTCGTCAACCAAGGAGGGAGGATATGCAGGAACTTATAGGAGAAATAGAAAGACTAAGGAAAGATTTAAACAATACAATAACAGAGCTTAACAAAGTAGGATATACAAAAGCAAAGGCAGAGTATCTATATAGAGTAGCATTAGCAAAAGAAATTCTTTTAAATAAGGATAGAGGATTGCCAGCTACATTAAATAGTGACGTTTCTAGAGGAAATGAGATTGTAGCCAAATGTAAATTTAATAGAGATTCAGCAGAGTCTTTATATGACTCTACATATGAAAGACTAAGAGCAATTAAAGTAGAGATTGGAATAGTAACAGATCAGATGAATGCTATTAGGAAAGGGGAGTAGAACTATGCAGCTGAAAAAAGAAATAGAAATTTGTATAAAGAAAACATCGGAAAAAACAGCTAGGGAAGTTGTAGAATCATTAAAGAAACAAAGAATGATTAAAATCGATATGAATTTTTATAAAAAGACAGAAATAGTATTATATAATTATGAAAAATTAAAGTTAGCAGTAAAGCAAAAAGAAGAAGATATAAAATATATAGAGGAAAATGGATTGCCTGGAAAGTCCAAATCAATAGTATTCTATAGTACATCAGGTGGAAATGTAAGTGCTGGAGATAGATATATAGAATTAATAGAAAAATATAAAGTTGAAAAAACAGAAACTGAAAGAGATATAGCAAGAATAGATAATGCATTAGATAAAGTAAGAGGTGATAAATACTTTGAAATAATAGAATTAAAATATTTGAAGCAAGAAGCAAAAACAGATGAAGAAATAGCAGAGATATTAGAAAAGGATCAATCAACAATAACAAGAAATAGAAATAGACTTATGAACTCCATAAAAACCATATTATTTCCAGAAAGCATAAAAGAAATAATGTAATCAAAATTAATTTTGCATAATTCGTGCATAAAACGTGCCATTGAATGTATGAAAACTTTATAGTAAGATGGTATTGTGGAAAAAATGTAGAATATATACAAATTTTCCAAATCATATGTCTTATAAAATTAAATAAGGATTTACACTAAATCTCACTTGTCCCACTAGTGGGATTTTTATTATGCAAAATTATAATCTAAATAGATATACCCATAAATGATAATAAAACAATGAGGTGAGAAGATAGATTCAAAAGAGTATATAGTTTATAAATGTTTAAATTGCAATAGAAGTTTCATTCTTCTTGCCAGTGAAGTAAAGTATAATGAGAATGAATCTAAATACATAACTTGTCCTTATCATGGAAAACATAGGAAAATTATAGTCACAGGAGCTTATGATTCTGTAAAGGAATGTATGCAGGAGAGAAGTTATAGGAGGGATAAGGGTAAGATGAAGCAGATTAAATAATAGAGGTATAATTCATATTTTGTTAATAAGGAATCTATTATTCTAAATACTTACAAGGTATTTAATTGGTAAGAATAAAAAAGTAGTGACCACCGCCACTACTTTTTATATTTTATTTATTAGCTATAAGGGTGCCTAGGTTTTCTAGGAATCCCTCATAGCTATTAGCATACTTTAATAGGAAACAAAAATAATAAAAGTATGATAATAGCGATAAAGATTGTGAAACGAAGTATCTTTTTCACTATTATTCAATCCTTTCTTTTTATATTCAATTATCTATATAGTAACTTATGTAGCTAAATCAATCTATAGACCAAAATATGGAAATAATGATTGTCATAAAATGTCGAACGATTATTGAAGGGTTTTCTCCTTTCTTGTAGAATAAACAGAGGGAAAGGGGGCTAAATTATGTTTTATTTTTTTGAGAGAAATAAAATTAAGTTTATAACAGTGTTAATAGTCATATTATTAGTATTATTTTTCATCTCTAAAAAAATTACAATGGAAATTTCGAAAACTAATATGTTTGGAGGCAATCCTATTAATTATTCCGAAGAGTATGAATATAATGGGTTTGCTAGAATATCACAATCTGTAGGTGTGTTTGATTTTTTTGATATAGGAGGGATTTCTCCAGAAATGGAAATGCTAAGCTCCGCAAAAGAAATAATAGATGAAGTAAATGATGTTAATGGAAAAGCTGGAAGTTTAAATATTCCAAAAGGAGCATATTATGAAGATTGTGAAATATTAAAAATATACCACTGGAAAGAAACATATAAGAGGTTTTTTATTTTTCCTAATGTTAAAAGCAAATTTTTAGTAATAGTTAATGACATAAATGGTGGAGCTTTATTTATTGAGAATAGTGGAAATATAAAAGATTTTTTTGGGGTATCTACAACATTATACAGATGAAAGAAAGAGAATTTTCACGACTCAACTTTGAGCTGTCAAATTAAGAGCCACCATGATATGATACTTCCAAAGTAGACAGTCTAATTAATTAAAAATTAGATTGTCTACTTGATAAAGGTCAGTTCACCAAGCTCTTTTTTCTTTCAAAAAAACACACAAATAAAACAACTCAAATAAGTAGATGGTGATCATTGGATGAAATCAGGATAAAAGTAAAACTGGTCTATTTAGATTGGATGAAACAGAAGGAAATATGTTAATATGATAGTAAGTAAAGATGTAGATATCTGGAAGTGATGCCTCCTTTATTTTATCGAATTAGCAAAGGGCTTACTGTTATTGTAGATCCTTTGTTGTACATAACAGATATTAATTGTAAAAACCTTTTATATTTTACTTTATACTTTAGAAAGTAGTGTTTGAGCCTATTGCAAATTATAAAATTGTATAAAAATGGAAAATTTAGAGTGTTTTAAAATTCCTTTTATATTTTACTTATTTTTATATTTTACTTATTAGCTGGACTAAGGCCTTGGAAAGCAGCCTTAGTGTCTAGTAATATAAACTAGACAACATGGAATTGAAACAGAAGATATGGATACTATAAAAAATACCAGCCATAGCTTACGTCCTGATCCTATGTTCCAGCTAAATACGAACATATAAATCACTCCTATTAAATTTTAAATTGTATTAATTATATTATATGGCAAACAGTTAGAAAAGAAACTTGTATTTATTACCAAAACTAATTGTCATAATTTGTCGAACGATTACTGAAGGAATTTCTCTTTTTATGTCGAAGTATTTATTAAGGAAAGGGGCGATTCTTTATGAATGAAAAAATAAGAAAATATCAGACGGAATTTGGATTAAATACTTATGTTCGTAAAAATAGATTGATACCAGTCTGGATGTTAGATGAAATAGAAGACAATACTAACTATCATATTTATATGATATTATCTGCACCTAAAACATATATCAAAAATGGAGAAATTATAAAAAAAGATAATAAATTAAATTTTAAATTTATGCAGATAAAAGATGAAGAAGAGGTATTAATAGAGGTGAGGGATTTCCCTTTTAATGAGTTTTTTGCGCATCCAGAAATAGACTATAATAAGGTAAACTATAAATCAGCTCCACCTTATAATATTATAAATGTATATGGTGATGATATTGATTTTAATATACACGTTGATGATATTAAGGTTATTTATGATAATATGCAGTATAAAAAATTTGAAACAGAAATACTATATATTGGTAAGTCATATGGAGTAAAAAAGAAAAGAACTGCTATAGATAGATTAAAATCACATGAAACATTACAAAAAATATTAGCTAAGCAAACGAGTAATTTGAACAATAGCATATATCTATATTTATTAGAAATTATGCCTATTTTAAATACAACAATGGATGGACTAAATAAGAGATTCGATGTAGATGATGAAACAAATGTAACTCATATGAAAGATGTATTAGAATCAGAGATATTATATGATCAAGTTATAAATATTACAGAAGCAGCTATGATTAATTATTTCAAGCCTACTTATAATAAAGAATATATAGAGAATTTTCCTAATCAAGATCATAAAGGCTACACACAATATTTTAATTTAGATTTTAATTCAATAGTTGTAGAGATAGATACATCGGAATTTCCAAATTTAAGATTATATACTGAGCATAATAGTCTAAATTCTCCATTTGAATATATTGAATATAATTTGTTCAATGATAAAAACAGAAAAAATATGTATGATATATTCATCGAAAAAAAGACATTATCAGATGAAAGTATTGTTAATGGACTGCGAATGGATTAATATATTCTAAAAATTTTATAGGTGTAGCAATTTCATAGATTATACACAAATCATTATGTTGAATATAAGAGAATTAAAAATATAAAATGATATTAGATTAGGTTTATACCTAATCTTTTTTCTTGTAAAAAAACTAGGAGGTGGTATTAAGTGAAACTAACACCAAAACAGAAAATATTTGTTGATGAGTACCTGGTAGATCTTAATGCTACCAGGGCATATAAAGCAGCAGGATATAGGGTTAAAAGTGATAATGCTGCAGGAGTAGAAGGACATAAACTACTAAGAAACCCTAAGATTGATTTATATTTAAAAGAAAAGATGAAAGAACGTGAAAAGCGAACTGAAATCACTCAAGACAAGGTACTAAAAGAGTTGGGAAAGATAGGATTTGCAAATGCTACAGACTATGCAAGAGTGGTAGAGAAGGAGTACCTTGAACAAGTAAAAGATGAAAAGGGTAATATAATAAGTGAAATACCCAAAACTTATAAAACAGTTGAGCTTGAGGTAACAGATAACTTAGATATAGATAAACAGGCAGCTATAGCTGGAATAAAACAAGGCGCCAATGGTATTGAAGTTAAATTAAATGATAAGGTTAAAGCTTTAGAACTGATTGGAAGGCATCTAGGAATGTTTACAGAAAAGCTAGAAGTCAAAGGAGAATTAAATACAGAATTAAATAAACTAAATTCCATATTAGAACAGCTAAAGGAATGATAGTATGGAAGAATTGAAATTGCAGAATGAAAGCAACGGAGGAGAAGAGTTTTTACTATCAGAGAAATATAAAGCATTTCTTAAACATAATGCTCCTGTAGAATTTTTGGAAGGCACAACGGCAGCTGGTAAAACTACAGTAGGCGTATTTAAATTTATGCTAAAAGTTGCTCAGTCTCCAAAGAAGATTCATATAATATCTGGATTGGATTTAGGAACTATAGAAAAAAACATCATAAATAAAGATTTAGGGATAGTTGATGTATTTGGAGCATTGGTTGAATATAATGCTAATGGAAAAGGTGAACATTCTTTACCCCATATACTTTATCAAACAGGTTCCGGAGAGAAGGTTATATATGTATTAGGATATGACAACAAAAAACGTTGGAAAAAGGCATTAGGAGGACAGTATGGGTGCCTATATATAGATGAAATTAATATAGCCGATATGGATTATGTAAGGGAGGCTTCTATGAGGTGTGACTATTTATTAGCAACACTTAATCCCGATGATCCTAATTTACCAATATACAAAGAATATATAAATCACTCAAGACCGTTATATGAGTATAAAAATGATGCACCAACTGAAATAAATAATATGTTAAACGAAGAGCCAAAGCCTGGATGGATTCATTGGTTCTTTTCTTTTGCTCATAATGCAGGATTAAGTGAAAAAAAGAAAGAGCAAATTATAATCAGCGTGCCAAAGGGTACCAAACTTTATAAAAACAAAATTCAAGGTCTTAGAGGTAGAGCAACAGGATTAATATTCCCTAACTTTACTAGGAAGCATAATGTAAGGTCTACTGAATGGCTTAAGAAGAGGATGGCTGATAAAAAGGATCCATTGAACTTTATTCACTTCTCATGTGGAGTTGATACAGCTTATTCCCAAGAAAGTCCTGATACTATTAGTTTTATATATCAAGGAATAACTGACAAAGGGCAATTAATTATCCTAGATGAAGAAGTATATAACAATGCTGATTTAGAAATACCTTTAGCTCCTTCTGATATTCCTCCAAGGCTAATAGCCTTTTTAGAGAGGAATAGAAAAAGATGGGGATTTGCAAGAGATGTATTTATAGATAATGCAGACCAAGCAACTATAATAGAATTAAAGAAATATAAAAGGCAGCATGGATGCGTATATAATTTCCTAAATGCTTACAAGAAAGTAGACAATATAGATAGAATTCATTTACAGTTAGGATGGCTTAATGTTAATGAATTTAAGGTAGAAGCCAATTATATAGTATTAGATCATTGCGTTCACCATATAGGAGAATTAGAAAGTTATTCCTGGAAAGAAGATAAATATGAGCCTGAGGATAAGAATGATCATACAATTAATGCATCGCAATATGGGTGGATACCATTTAGAACTAAAATAGGGATAGGGGGTTAAGAATATGGGACTGAAAGAGGTGATAAAAGGAATGGTAGCAAAACTACTAAATATACAACCTGCAACAGACAATTCAATATCAATTAAAGAACCTTTATCTCATGCAGGAACAGTGCTAAGAAATAGAATATGGTATAGAGGGGATCCTTCTGAACTAGACCAATTTTTTAAACAATCTGCAACAGATGATGTAGGAAAGTCTAGATTTTGGGCAGCAGTACCCTCAGCAGATTCAAGTATTAGAAAATTTCATAGTGGTTTACCAGGTGAAATAGTAGACAAGTTAGCTGATATTGTTATTTCTGATTTAGATAGTATTGAATTATCTGAACAGGATCTATGGGATGAAATAAGTCTAGATAATAAATTCAGTGATGAAATATTAGGTGGAGCTATAAAAGATACTCTAATATGTGGTGATGGAGCTTTTAAATTAAGTGTAGATACTGAAATAACAGATTATCCTATAATAGAGTTCTTTAGTGGTTCAGATGTTGACTATAGATATAAAAGAGGAAGACTTCAAGAAATTATATTCTATGCTTACTATACACATGAGAAAGAGACCTATAGACTAGAGGAAATATACGGTAAAGGATATATAGACTACAAGCTATACGATAAAAATAATAAGGAGGTACCTTTATCTAAAGTACCAGAAATTAGTCATCTGAGTAAAGTTACATTTACAGGTGATTTCATCATGGCCGTACCTATGAAATTCTTTAAATCTCCTAAATTTGAGAATAGGGGAAATTCTATATTTGAAAGAAAATCAGACAATTTTGATGCACTAGATGAAGTTATTTCACAATGGATAGATGCAATAAGAGCTGGAAGAGTAAAGAATTATATACCAGAGGACTTGGTGCCTAAAAATCCAGATACAGGGGCAGTAATGAGGCCTAATCCATTTGATAACCAGTTTATAAAAATTGGGACAAATATGGCTGAAGATGCTAAAAACCAGATAGACCAGATTCAAGCAGATATAAATTATACTGCATTTGTAGAAAGTTATGCTAATACTTTAGATATGTGTCTACAAGGGATTATCTCACCAAGTACATTAGGAATTGACCTTAAAAAAACAGATAATGCAGAAGCACAAAGAGAGAAGGAAAAGACTACACTATACACTAGAGGAAAGATAATTGATGTACTTAATGAGGTTATTCCTTTGCTAATAGATACAGTATTAAAAGTATATGACACTATGGAAGGTAAATCTCCAGGAGAATATCAAGAAAATACAACTGTATCTTTTGGCGAATATGCAAGCCCTGATTTTGATAGTACTGTAGAGGTAGTAGGAAAGGCTAAAACCTTTGGTATTATGAGTTTAGAGCAATGTATTGAAGAACTATACGGAGATACATGGACAGAGGAAGAAAAGACCTTAGAAGTTAAAAGAATTAGAGAAGGTGATTCTGTAATAGATGAACCTGGTACATGGGTGGATAGATTCAATAAAGGTAAGCAAGAGGACTCAGATAATGCGGACCCAGATAATGATGTGATAGAAGATGAAGAATAAGAAAGAACAAAGAGACCAGGCCTATGATATTAGAGAAATATATCAGCAAATGGAATTAGATTTAATTAGGTCCATGAAAAGAAATTTATCAAGACATCAAGAGGAAGAGCAAAAGGTAGGGTTTAAGTTTGAACAATGGCAATCTGCTAAGTTAAGAGATTTAGAGAGATTTAGAAAAGAAAATAAAAAGATTATAAGTAAATATAGTGAACAAATAGAAGAAACAATTCACACAACTATAGTAAATACCTACAAAGAATCACAAGATAATGTTAATGAATTTATAAAAGAGATTAAAAATGAATATGTAGATAATGTATTTGTTAAATTACCAGGAGATTTAGAGCCTATAACACCTCCTGTAGAATCAGAAACTATGCAGAATATGGTTGAGGAAGTTTTAGAAAACGTAAGGGTATGGGAAGAGGCTCCTACACCTACAGATGAAGTCTTTTTTAGAATGAATGATGATAAGTTTAATTCACTCATAGAAACAGTCGAAACTGATTTTAATAAAGCCAATGCCGCAGTATTAAGAAGAATGGATGATGTATATAGGCAAACAATATTTAAGGCTCAGGTACATTATAATACTGGTGCTGTAGGTCTTGACCAAGCTATAGATATGGCTACTAAAATTTTTTTAGAAAAAGGTGTAGATGCAATAACGTATAGTGATGGTAAAAAGGTCAATATAGCATCATATGCTGAAATGGCATTAAGAACAGCTAATCATAGAGCATATCTAATGGCAGAGGGGAAGAAAAGGCAAGAGATGGGATTGCATTTAGTCGTAGTGTCAGCTCATGCCACAGCTTGTGAATTGTGTGTACCTTGGCAGGGGAAAACACTTATAGATGATGTCTATAGTGGTGGAAGTAAAGAAGATGGAGACTATCCTTTCTTAAGTGAGGCCATGGAAAAAGGACTACTCCATCCTAATTGCCGTCATAATCTAAGTACTTACTTCCCAGGCATAACTACACTACCAAAGGTACCAGATGAAGAAAAAGCTTTAGAAAACTATAAATATGAACAACAACAAAAATATATTGAGAGACAAATACGAAAATATAAAAGATTGGCTGAAGGATCTATTGATGAGAATAATAAAAAGAAGTACCAGGATAAAGTTAAAGAGTACCAAAAGGTTATGAGAGAGCATTTGAAAGAGAATCCTCAATTAAGGAGAGCTTATAATAGAGAACAAACTAAAGGTGTTCCTTATGACTTTAGTAAGTATGATGAATTAAGTGGATTAATAACCAAAGATAATATCTCCATAAAAGGAATTAGTCAGCACTTAAAAGAGAGGGTAATAGAAAGAGAAATATCAGCTAAAAGCATAGAAGATGCCTTGAAAAACCCTCTGAACATTGGTAAAATTAAATATGATAAGCAAAATAGGCCTAGCGTAGAATATATAGGCAATAATGCTAGGGTTCAGGTCAATCCAGAAACAGGGAATGTTATAACTGTATGGAGAACTTCAAGCAAATTAAGAAATAAGTATATAGGTGATAAGAATGGAAAAGATTAAGCATTTATTTAATGAAGAACAATTGAAGATGTTTGAAAAACTAGGAAAGTCTATTGAAGATAGAGCATATTCTGATGATGAGATATTAGAATTAGAGGATCTAATAGCTGATAGACTTATGTACTCTGGATTTGATGAGGATTATAATCCTAATGAAGAAGGTAAAATATGTGAAAGCATATTAGATGTCTTTGGAGATATGTGATAAGCACTTACTAAGTAAAAATAGTGGGTGCTTTTATTATGCTTAAAAATGGAGGGATAAATATGGCTACAGCTACACAAGTAACATTAATTATATGTTTAACTTTAATATCATTATCATTGATTAATAAGAACGGGGAGAAATAAAATGTTAAAGGATATTTCAACAAAGGATTTAATGGAAGAACTATCAAAAAGACAAGGAGTAAATGCTTATAATGCCGATTATGGTGCAAAGTATAAGATTATTGTTAGAAATCCAGGTTTTGCAGAGGATACAGGAACCACTACTATTAAAGAAGATAATGGACCAGCTATTATATTAGAGGTAATTGATTAAATGGATAAAAGAGAATTTGTAATAGATGAATACAACCAAGCAGAAAAAGCCATTCATGTAGACTATAACAATCTTATTATTATGAGTGTAAAGCTTAGAAATGGCTATATAGCAGTAGAACATTGCATATGTAAGGATCCTAAAGAATTTGATTTAGAAAAAGGCATAGAAATATGCAAAGAGAAAATTATTAATCATTTATTATCAATATATCATTTTAGAACAATAGAAAACCCAGAGAAGATTAAGAAGTTTTCAATGAAGACCAAGTAAGGTCTTTTTTTATTACTCTTTTTAGTATTTATGAGTATAAACTGAAAGAACCTAAGACTGGCACTGACCAGTATAAAAAAGTATGGAGGGATAAATGATGGATTGGATTTTGAAGTTAATTGAAAAACACACAAAAGATGGAGTGTTGGACCAAGAGGCACTAATGAAAGATATTAACAAAGAGTTTCCTAATCATGCAGTACCTAAGGAGCAATACAACTCAGTAGCTGAAGCCAAGACAAAACTAGAAGGTGACATCAAAGATAGGGATAGGCAACTTGAAGACTTAAAGAAAGTAGATGCTGCAGGTCTACAGGCTGAAATTGAAAGACTACAAGGTGAGAATAAAATAGCTAAGGAAACATATGAGAAGGAATTAAAAGATCTTCAATTGTATAATGCTATTAAGTTGGCCATAAATGGTAGGGTCTATGATGAGGATATAGTATCTCAATTAATAGACAAAGAAAAAGTCATAATTGGTGATGATGGAAAGATTGTAGGATTAGATGAACAAATTAATTCATTAAAAGAAAGTAAAACTTTCTTATTTAAAGAAGAAACCCCAGATCCAAATAACCCTAATTCTACACCAGGATTCCAAAAGATAGGTAATGAACCGCCTAACAATCCTCAAGCAATGGATGATGCAATAGCCGCTGCTTTTGGAAATATAGAAACAAAATAATTAAAGAAAGAGGGATGATTAATGAGTATTAATTATGCAGAACGATTTGAAAGACAGATAGAGCAACAATTTGCAAGAGAGTTAACATCTGCAAATATAGCGACAAATAACAGATATAGATTTATTGATGCACAAACAATCAGAATACCTACTGTTGAATTAACAGGATATAAGGACCATGCTAGAGATGGTTCGAAGAATAGGGGGAAGGTAGGAAATACCTATCAAGCACTTACCTTAACCCATGATAGAGATATTGAGTTTTATGTAGATGAAATGGATGTAGATGAGACTAATCAGGTTTTATCTGCAGCTAATATAACATCAGTATTTAACGAAGATCAAGCTATACCAGAGACTGATGCTTATAGATATTCTAAGCTTTATTCAGAGTTTGTGGCGCATGGTGGGACTATAAACACCACAGTATTAACAGAAGGTAATATTCTATCCATATTCGATAAGATGATGGAAGATATGGATGAGGCAGGAGTACCTCAGTCTGGAAGAATCTTAAAAGTAACTCCTACTGTTTACACTATGCTTAAGAATGCAGAGGGAATCCAAAGGACCTTAGATGTTACAGGTGGTTCTAAGGGAATTAATAGAAATGTTAGATCCTTAGATGAAGTTACTATAGATACTGTACCATCTGATAGAATGAAAACAGCTTATGATTTTAGTGAAGGATGGACTCCTGCCGAAGGTGCTAAACAAATAAATATGATTCTATGCCATACATCTGGAATATTAGCTCCTATAAAAGTAAGGGATATATATTTGTGGAATAAAGGACAAACTCCTGAGTCTGCATTTGGATATTTATATCAGAATAGATCCTTCCAAGACCTATTTGTTATAAAGGCTAAGAAGGATGCAGTTGCTATTAATGCACAAGAATAGGAGGGATAGTTAATGTATGCAATAAAAGCTAATAGACAATATAAGATATCAGAAGATGAAAAACAAAAGTTTATAGACCAAGGATATAAGATTGCCAAGTTGGAAAAGGGTAAACTTGTATTTGAGGAAGTAGAAACAGAAGAATCAAAGGAAATTGCTGAATTAAAAGCAAAAGTTAAGGAATTAGAAAAAGAATTAGAAGAAGTAAAAAAGGTTGAAGAAACTGATAAGAAAGCTAAAAAAGGAGAGGGCAAATAGCTCTCTCTTTTGAATTTGAGAGGTGAGTTATTTGGCTTATGTAGATTATAACTATTACAAAGATACCTATAAAGGTACTCTAGATGAAGATACAGCTACTAAACTTCTAGAAGAATCATCAGATCAAGTAGATAGATTAACATATGGAAGAATAAGACGCAAAGGATTTGCTAACCTTACAGAGTACCAACAAGAAATGATTAAAAAAGCAGTATGCTATCAAGCTGATTTTATTAGTAACTATGGAGAGTACCTTAATATGCCTATTGATGGATATAGTGCTGGGGGTATAAGTCTATCCTTTAGTAGGGACAATCAAGGTGCTGGCGGTGTTATAGCAGATAAGAAAACTTTAGATTATCTAAGCCAAACAGGGCTTACAGTTAGGAGGTTATAGCTATGAAACTTCCATTTCCTGATTGGTTGTTGGTTACACCTATTAAGGTTTATGTTGAACTACCTGGTGAAGATGGAGTTACTGATGAACTGATCTTTGATGGTAAATGTAACTTTAATGAAGAGAGTAAAACTGTAATGAATGCAGAAAGGCAATTAGTAACATTGTCAGGTTCTTGTATATTCAAAGGAGATATATATCCTAACAAGCCAATTAAAGGCTATATAACTCTAGTTGATGATGAAGGAAATAAGATTGAGAGCAGACAGATATATCACTATAGAAAGATTCGTAACCCAGATGGCTCAATATATTCTACAGAATTGGACTTGATGTAATGAAGGTTAGAGCAAAACTTAAACTTAATCCTCAAGCTATAAAAAAGATTGAAAATGCTACAATAAAGTCTTTATCTCTTACTATGGAAGCTATGAAAACAGAGGTAGATAATATGCAGGTAGTTCCTAAAGAGACTGGTAATCTTGAAGAATCAGCTGTAGTAGGAGTAGAGGAAGGCAAGGGATATCTAAGTTATCCCGGACCTTATGCTAGAAGATTGTATTATAACCCTGATTATGATTTTCGACAAGATAAAAACCCTAATGCTCAAGGCAGATGGCTAGATTCATTCATCCATGGAGATAAAAAAGACTGGCTAACTAAAACTTATGGGATACTTTTAAAACAAAATTCAGGCGGGGTGATTAAATGACAATAAGTGATTTCAAAGATTGGCTAAAAACTAAAATTGATTGCCCTAATTGGTTTACTGGTGGGCTAAGATCTATAGACCAAAAATCTATAGTAATTTATAATGGCAAGGCTTTTATTAACCCTATGGCTATAGGTGGTATTCAAAATAGTAGCTATGTAGGAAAGGGCATTAGAATATTAATACATTGGAATAAAAACATCAAAGAAAGCGAATTAAAAGCAATAGAAGTATATAACTCTATAAATGGATTAACTAACATAAAAATAGCAAATAAAAGGGTTATACAATTTAGAATGAGAGACACTGAACCTATCTATTTAGGTGTAGATGATTCAGGGATATTTGAATATGTAATTGATTTAGAAATTATACATGAAAGGTAGGTAATGAATATGACTAAAACTAATTTAGGAGTATATCCAGTATTTGATTTGGATTTTAAAATTGGAATAAAAGGAAGAACAAGTACTGAAGAAGATATGAAGGTTATTAAAGATATGGAAACATTCTCGCCTTCAATAGATGGCAATGTGGAAGAATGGACTCCAATGGATACTGAAGGATGGATAAGAAGGTTAATGACAGGGAAAGGATTTGCTATTGCTTTGAATGGTAAAAGACATGTAGGAGATCCTGGTAATGATTATGTAGCAGGATTAGCTTGGAAGAGTGGATTAGCTTGTTCAAGCGTGGCGGAAATAGGATTCCCAGATGGAGATAAACTGAAATTTGATTGTATAGTTAATGTAACTACACCATTTGGTGGAGATAGTACAAATGTATCAGGACTAGAACTTGAACTTCAGAGTGATGGTAAACCTGAATATATACCTGCAGGAGGTGGAGAATAATGAGTAAAATTATAGATATATCTGCTAAACTCACTAATGAAAGACCTAAGTTAAAGCTGGCAGAGGATAAAATATACGATATTGATGATAGAAAAAATACAATAATACTATTAAATCAAAAGATGGAAAAGTTAGATATGAATGATATAAATGCTATTGATGAAATGATATCTGTGGTTCTAGGTGAAGAGGCAGCAAAAGAAATTAATGATATGAATTTATCTATTATGGCTTATCAATCTATTATGATTGCAATTATGGCAGCTGTAACAGGAGAGAAATACGAAGTGATGGAAGCTCGATTTCGGAGAGAAGAGGGTATATAAAGAGGACTGGTATGATATGTACGAAGATTGGGGGTTAATTGAAGCCTCCTTTACCGCTCAATATGGGATTAGGTTAAGAAATGAAAATGATATGTCTTGGAGTGAGTTTAGTACTTTATTATCTGGAATTATGCCCGAAACCCCTCTTGGAAAAGTAGTATCAATTAGATCTGAAAATGATAAAGATGTCCTTAGGAACTTCACTAAAGAACAGCATAAACTTAGAAATGAATGGAGAAACAGGAATATAAAGAAAATAGTTACGATGGATAAAAAAGAAGTTGAAAGACAGATACAAATATTTCAGGATATGTGCAAAAAAGCATTTGGTAAATAAAGGGTTGAAACCTTTGGTTATTTTTGGTATCCTTTAAGCGTGAGATAATATTAACAAGGGGGATGGTTCAAATGGAAAATAAGAAAAAGAAACCTTTATTTAAAAGATGGTGGTTTTGGGTTATAGTCGTAATCATAGCAGTAGGAGCATTAGGGTCTAATGGGGATAAGGACAAAGCACCTACTAAGGAAACATCAAAGGTAGAGGAATCAAACCAAACTGAAGATAATAAAGGAGAAGTGAAGAAAACAGAATTAGAAAAAGTATTAGAAGAGGCAATTGAGGTTGACTATAAAAAACTACATTCAGATTATATGGATAATGCTATAAAAGCAGATGGAGAATATAAAAATAAGATGCTTATACTAACTGGAGAGATAAATGATATTGATAGGGAAATTGCAGGGAATCCTTATGTAATATTTGATGTAGATGGGTTTTTGAATAATGTTAGAATAACTTTTAAAAAGAGTGAAGAAGAGAAAGTAGCTGAATTTGAAAAGGGGCAAACAATAAAAATTGTTGGAAAATGTGAAGGAACTTTGTTAAGTACAACAGTAGCATTAAGTGATTGTTTACTTGTTGAATAATATGTAGAGATTAATAAATGCCATTAAGCACTTAGAGAAATCTAGGTGCTTTTCTTATGCTTAAAAAGGTGGTGAAGGTATGGCAGATAGCACAAGCGTAGGTTCTATACAATTAGATGTAGAGATTAATCAAAATTCCTTAAATATGGAAATAAATAAAATAAGTAAAGTCTTTAATAATAGCTTTAAAAATATGTTTAATGAAATGACAAGTAAAACGAATAAATTTGTTAAAGATTCCATAGGAGGAATTGGTGATAGTTTTAAAAATGTTGCTCAATCTGGAACAAGCTCTAGTGAAAGAGTATCTAAAAGTATAGAGAAGATGAATGCTCAATATAAGAAAACTCAGGAAGAGATAAGGAAGATACAAGAAGAATTAAACAACTTAGATACACAAAGGGACGCTATAATTAATAAATATAAGGATCTCCCAGCGTTTTCAGGTATGAGTAAAGATGAAAGTTTAGAACAAATATTGAAATCTGATACAAAGTTTCAGAAAATCACATCTGAAATAGATAAACTTACAGCTAAAATAGGCCCTTTAACAGATAAAAATAAAAAATTAGCAGATGAGATAAAAAATGCAGGAGATGAGGCACAAAAAACAGGTGGAAAAGTACAGGACTTAGGAAAGAAAACTAATAAAGTAAGTAAAGATATTGAAAAAACTTCTTTAAAAACTAAATTATTTGGTAATGAGATGAAGGAAAGTGGAGTTAAGGCTATTGGGTTTGCTACTATAATAAACAGATCCTTCAAGTCTATCTTAAGAAGACTGTTTATCTACAACCTAATTCTTAAAAGTATCAGAGGAATAATGAGTTATACAGGTGCGGCTTTAAAAACTAATAAGCAGTTTGTAAATTCATTAAATATAATAAAAACTAATTTAATGGTAGCGTTTCAACCTATATATGGCTTTGTTCTTCCTGCTCTTAATGCTCTTATGAAAGGAATTGCAACAGCAACAACTTATATAGCAGCTGCCATATCGGCATTATTTGGTAAGACCTATGAGCAATCTTTTAATGCTGCTAAAAACTTAGATAGCACTAAAAAGGCTATGGCTGGATATGGTAAAGCAGCTAAAAAAGCAGGTAAAGATGCTAAAGGGGCATTAATGGGATTTGATGAAATAAACCAATTAGATTTAAAAGATGATGCCGATGATGCAGGAACCCCTGAATTTGAAATGGAAGTACCTGAACTAGCTACTATAGCAACTCTTGGCGTTAAAGAGAAATTTGAAGAATTATCAAAGTTCGTAAGTGATTTTTACAATAACTGGGGGGTTAAAGATATTTTTGATGGGATTAAAGCAGGTGCTAAGTTAGTTAATTTTGACAGCATAAAAGAAAACTTTAAAATAGCATTTGAAGGTTGGAGCGAAATCGCACAATTTGCTTTTGAGAACCTACAACCTATTTTTCAATCTGGAGGAGAATTACTAGGTACAATATTCAAATACGGTATTGCTATGGCAGGAAATTTATTTGAGCCTATTGCCGAAGGTTTTGCCAATTTCACAGTAAATATGCAAGAACCCATTCAAAATTGGATATCTGAGACAAGCGAGACGATTTCAAGTGGATTAAACAATCTCACAGAGTATTTTGAAATGGTTGGTTCCATGTGGCTATCAAGTATTAATAAATATAAACCTATCATATCTAAAGCCGTAGAAGATACTTTTACTAATGTAGCCAATACTCTAATGCTGATTGGGACGGTTTTTGCAGATACTTTTGAAATAATAACAGGAAGAGTAAAGGATTTTGTTGTCGAAAATCAAGATGAAATACAAAGTTTTATGGATAGCATATTTGGTATATTCACAGACATTTGGGGGTTAATAAATGTTGTTTGGAATGACACTCTTGATGCTCTTTCAGGGTTTTGGGACGAATGGGGACAAGACATAGTAGATAGGGTAATGGGGGTAGCTCTAGATATATATGGTTGGTTTTTATACTTATGGAATGAATTAGTTAAACCCATTTGGGACATGATGTTGGATTGGATGAAAAAAATATGGAATGATAGCTTGAAAGATATCGTTACTGAACTATTAGGTTTTGTTGGTAGAGTAGGAGATTTAATCCTAACGTTATGGGAGAAAATATTTAAGCCTTTATTAGATAAATTGATTAAATACCTTGTACCTATATTTAAAGACTCATTTAAAGAGGTGCTTGATATAATAGGTTCAACCGTTAATGCTATTGGTGGAGTAATAAAAGGTCTTTTAAAGATATTTAACGGATTGATTGATTTTATATTGGGAGTTTTTACAGGTGATTGGAAAAGAGCGTGGGAAGGTGTAAGTAAGGTATTTGAAGGAATATGGGAAGGAATGGCCAATTTATTTAAAATACCATTTAACTTTATAATAAGAGGGATTAATGAATTTATTAAATCTTTAAATAAAATTAAAATTCCAGATTGGGTGCCTGGAGTTGGTGGACTAGGCTTTAATATAGATCTTATTCCCCAATTAGCTAGGGGTGGTATAGTAGATCAACCTACTTTAGCTATGGTAGGAGAGCGAGGAAAAGAGGCTGTGGTTCCCTTGGAAAATACTGCATTTGTAGATACTTTAGCTAATGCCGTAGCAAACTCTATAGGAAATGTTATGGCAGCAATGATGGAATTTAGTGGAGGAATGAATAGTTCCAGGAGTGAAGGAGATTCCGAAGTTGTATTAGAATTAGATGGAATGATTTTAGCTAGGGCTTTATTGCCTTATATAAATGCTGAATTGAAAAGGATGGGCTTTGATCCTATTTTACAAATGGCATAATGGAGGTGGGAGTATATGGAATCAATTAAAATAGAAGGGGAATTACTCCCATCTTTTACGAGTTATGATGTGGGTATCCAGAATATACATGAAGCTGCTGGAAGAAATGCTGAAGGCACAATGCTATTTGATATAGTAGCGACTAAAAGAAAAATAGACTTGCAGTTTCAAATGCTTACCATAGAAGAACAAAGAAAGGTTTTAAAGTTGCTTAATAAACCTTTTTTTTATGTAGAATATCATGATCCACAAGAAGGTATAAGTAATGGAATGTTTTATGTAGGGGATAGAAGTTCATCAGGATTATATATATCAAATGGTCAAATGCTATGGAAATTATTGAAGTTTAATCTAATAGAAGCATAGGGTGGTGAGAAGATGTATCCAGTGACAAACGAATTCCAAGAAAAGATTAAAAGAAAATTTGATAGGAGGGTATTTGGAAGAGTAATTATAGATTATACCAGCGGAGAAATGGATCAAAGTGTAGAAGTTTCAACCAGTGGTAATGCCAATATATCCTATCCAAACCAAGTAACTGACGGTATATCTTCTATATCTGCTAAATTTGCTTCACTTGATGGAAGTTGGAAACTTGGCGATGGATATAGATTAGCCCCTACTGATGGGAAAAGCCAAATGGGTTGGTGGAGTGATGCACTGTCTAATAGTGATGGGAGTATTTCTGTTTGGATTGCTGTAAATTTTCAACCTAGACCTATTCACAGTTTGAAATTATCTGGTGATGATAAAAGAGGAGAGTATCCTGTAGATTTTGATATCATCTTAAAAAATGAAAAAGGAGAAACACTCTTTATTGACACAATCCGAGATAATAATAAAGTCCATTGGGTCAAGCCGTTAGACGAGGTTTTCACCCAAGTAGCTAGTATTGAGTATAAAATCAAATGTTGGAGCCATCCGCATAGACAGGCTAAAATATCTGAAATCTTTACCAATATTCAGGAAATTTATGAGGATAAAGACTTAATATCAATAGATTTATTAGAGGAAGTAGGCATTACTGGTGGCACTGTTTATGAAGGTTCTATAAGTTCTAATGAAATAAGAGTAAGACTAAATAATATTGATGGTAAATTTCATGAAGGTAATAAACAAAGTCCTTTATACCAATTACTTAAACCAGATAGGAGAATAAGGGCTGAATTAGGAGTTCAATTAGATAGTGGGCAAAAGGAATTTGCACCCCTTGGAGTGTTTTGGAGTAAGCAATGGAAGTCCGATAGTAAGAAGATATATGCCGAGGTAATTGGAAGGGATATGCTGGATAAGTTAATGGAAACAGACTTTAAAATGGAGTCACCTTTAAGGAATATTAGCTTATATGATTTAGCCTTAACGGTACTAAAAGATGTCGATATTACAGAGAAATATTATTGGATAGATAATGAACTTAAAGATTATATTGTTCCTTATGTATATCTAGAGGATAAATCGCATAGAGAAGTTTTGAGAATGATAACTGAAGCTTGCTTGGGCAGGACTTATTGTAATAGGCAAGGAGTAATTAGAGTAGAAGGTTCTATAGAGGCATCAAAGCAGTTTGAAGTTGAAGTATCAGAAAGGATAAATATATCAAAGGAATACCAGATTGTTGATGAAATAGAAGAGGCTTCTGGTAAGACCGCATCTTTAGACGGTAGCTGGAAACTAGGTGAATATGAATTAGTAGGTAAGGATGAGGATTACCAATTAGGTTGGTGGGGTAATCAACTATCTAATTCACAAGGAATGTTCAGCTCACCTTATCCAAAAGCAACTATAAGTTTTTTATCTAAATCTATTAGTCAGTTATTAGTAGTTGGCGATGGTAAAAGAACAGAATACCCTGTGGATTATAATGTATATATTTATAACTCAGATGAAGATTTAATTATTACAAAAGAAATAAGGGGAAACGATCAAGTGGTAAGTCAGATAAAGATACTTGAGAACCCTACAGATGTTATTAAGATAGAGTTAGAAATATTAAAATGGAGTCATTCAAATAGGCAAGCTAAGATAATAGAATTTATTGATATACCTTTTGAATTAGAGATTACCAAAGCTGATTATTTTAAGAAACAAAATCCTGCTAAGGAAAAGAATTTTACTAACTATGTTGAGGTGATTGCTTCACCTAGAGATGAAAATGGAGAAGAATTGGATGAAGTAATAACAGTAGCTAAGGATGAAGAAAGCATAAAAAATGATAAACAATGCACTTTAGTATTCCCTAAAAACTATTTTATACAAACTAAGGAAACTGCCCAGGTAATTGCTAATAGGCTGTTAGAAAAATATAGTAATCCAGCGGTAATTAGAGAATTAAAGTTGGATTGGAGAGGTAATCCATCATTAGAACTAAATGATATAATTTCTATAGAAGAATGTGATGAGATAAACAAATATAAAGTGATTAAAAACGATATAAAATACACTGGCGGGCTTAAAGCTAGCTTGCAAGGAAGGAGGCTAATATAATGGTATGGAAACCACCAAAGACAGATTGGAAGGATAATGATGTACCGACATCAATAGATTTTAATAGGATTGAGGAGAATATAAAAGAAAATAACAATATAGCCATAGGAAGTGGAGTGCCTAAAGGAATAATTACTATGTGGTCAGGTTCAATAGCCAGTGTTCCAAGTGGTTGGACTTTATGTGATGGTACAAATGGAGCCCCAGATTTAAGGAATAGGTTTATAGTTGGGGCAGGTAGTGAGTACAATGTAGGAAACACAGGTGGAGAAAAAGGAGTAAAGTTAACAGAGGCACAAATGCCTAGTCATAGTCATAGTAGTGGTTCACTTTATACTACAAGTGCTGGAAGTCACTCCCATGGTTTTAACCTTACAAAATCAGCAGGATATGAACCTTTCGCGGGTGGGGATAATCCTAGGGACTCAGGTTCTACAAGTTCTGCTGGGTCACATACTCATGGTGTATCAGGTTCGACTAGTTCAGCTGGTTCGGGACAACCTCATGAAAATAGACCTCCATACTATGCTCTAGCATTTATTATGAAACTATAAAGAGGTGATAAAATGTTAATAGTTTATAGGAAATCAGATAAAAAAATATTATTTAATTCTGGGAAATCTTATGTTGAACCTCAAGGCATGAGTGATATAAATGGAAAACTAGCAGTAATAGAACGTATAGGTGGCACCTTTGATGATTATGGTACTTTTAGATTACATGATATAGATGATGCAGAAAAAGTTGATGAAATACTAAGATATCAAAATTACGTAAACTTAGTATTTGAAGATGATATTGCAGTTGATTATGAAATTGATTATGAAAAATATGAAGAAGATAAAATTAAAAGAGAGGAACAAGAATTACTTAATAAACTTAATCCTCCTCAAGAAGAAGTCTTAAAAGCTGAAACAGAAATACAAATAATAACTATATTAAAGGAGTGTGAACTGATATGACAATAATTCAGAAGAGATTAGTAAATGCTTATACAATACTGGTAATGGCAAAAAGGATGACACTAGAAGAAGTACCAGCTACACCTGTAAAGTTAGAGGATGATTCAGATAGTACAATTAGAAATGAAGTAGAAATAGAGAAGGCTAAAAGAGAAATAGAAATATTAACACAATAATACTAATAATGGCAATGGGCTAGAGATAGCCATTGCCATTATTAATCTTATCCATACAATATACAAAATTAAGATATTATTATATAATGATGAGAAACAAATAAAGATACTTGCTGTTACTTAGAAGTTACTTCTAATCGTACTGCATTATCCTGATTGTAAACTATAATTAGAGCTGTGTGATTTTCTTTTTCCAGTTGAAGCATGTTTGGTTTTCCATCAAGAGTAGTTTTCCATCCATCTTTATGGAGAATCGTTTCGTATTCAGTAAGTACATTTTCAAGCTCAGCATTTTTAATAGTATAAGTAACTTTTTGTAATTCTGATAATTGCTTTTCATTTTCTTGCCCTTGCTTTTCATTTTTTTCTTCAAGTTCAGCAACCATGTTCTTATAAGATGGAAGATATGGAAATTCTTTAGTATATGAGATTCTAGGGGCACAGGAAGTAAGAAATAAGAATAAAAAACTTAATAATATTAAGAGCTTTTTCATAAGTAAAGCCTCCTTTTATTATTAGTATTTCCAAAATATAAATATATATTTAATTAGGAAGTGATAAAATGAATAGTCATCTGCTTAAAGGAAATAAAGAAAAATTTGATAAATTAAATATAATAAGCTGGCAGAATAAAGGAATAACTGGCAAAGGTGTAAAAATTGGTATAATAGGATATTCACCTAAAAGTCATCATAATGGAGCGGAACTGATTAAACAGGTAGCTCCTGATTCAGAAATAATAGAATACAATGTTATGGACAATGACTCTTTCCGATATACTTGGGAAAGAGCTTTATCTCAAATGTTAGAAGATGATGTACAAGTTATTTGTAGTAGTCTAAGAACTATAAACTGGAGTGAGACTTTAAAAAAATTAACTAAAAGATTATATGATAAAAATGTGATTATGATTGATAGTAGTGATAATGAAGGTAGAGAGATAGATGCTTATCCCGCTTTAGACAAACACTGGTTTGCTATAGGAGCTTATGATGGTAAAGGTAGAGCTGGATACAGTCAATATGGTGAAAATTTATTAGGATTAGGGTATACAGACTACGCTGTTAAAAATCAATATGGGGATTATATACCATTAAGTCATACAAGTGGAGCAGTACAAGTTGTATCTGGAATAGCCGCTATGTTGAAACAAATTAATCCTAATCTAAGACCATTGGAATTTGAAGAGTTTATTATGAAAAATGCCATAAGATTATCAACTGAAAATTGGAATGAGGAAGAAGGTTGGGGATTATTGAGTCTACCTAATAAGGTTCAGACGACAATAGATATTCCTAGTGATAATAGTAATGAGATAGAAAATGACAATGTGGATTTTAAAGATGTTAAGCCTGATAATTGGTTTTATAAAGCAGTAAATTGGGCTACAAAGCAAGGGATAATGAAAGGTTATAAAGATGGGACATTTAGACCAAACCAACCAATGACGAGGGGAGAATATGCTCAAGCAGAGTACAATAAAAAACATAAACAACATTAGAAGGTATTGAATCCTTCTTTTTTTATGCAAATTTTGGAGGTGCGAAATGGAAAATAATTTTACAATATGGACAAAGAGGATTTTATTATTAATAGGAGGTGCAATAACTACAATATTAGGAGGCTGGGACATGCTTTTGAAAACATTAGTAGGCTTAGTAATTGCAGATTATATATTAGGTGTCACAGCGGCAAAAGTAAATAAAGAAGTAGATTCAAGTGTTGGTTATAAAGGGATATTTAAGAAAGCTATGCTATTTATTCCAATTGGAATTTGTTATAGCTTAGATCAACTATTTGGTACAGAAATACTTAGAAATGTATCTATATGGTTTTATATTGGGAATGAAGGAATATCTATAGTTGAAAACTTAGGAAAAGCAGGAGTACCTATACCTAAGTTTTTAGGGGAGGCATTAGTACAGCTAAAGGAATCAAGTGACAAAGGGGAAATGATAAAATGAAATTAATAGCAATAGATAATGGTCATGGACTTAATACTCCTGGTAAAAGAACACCAGTAATGCCAGATGGAAAAGTAATAAAAGAGTGGGAATTTAATTATCCTGCAGCTAAGAAGTTAGGAGAATTACTTAAATTAAATGGATTTAATATACTATTTGTTAGTGATACAGAGGAAGATACTCCTTTAAGAACTAGAACAGATAGAGCCAATAATGCTAAGGCAGATGCCTATGTATCAATTCATTTTAACGCTTTAAATGCAATATGGGGTACTCATGGAGGAATAGAAACATATCATCACCCAAGTTCAATAAAAGGTAAGGAACTGGCAGAATTAGTTCAGGAAGAACTAATTAAAGAAACAGGACTAAGAAATAGGGGAGTTAAAAAATCTAATTTCCAAGTGCTAAGAGAAACGAAGATGATATCTATATTATCAGAATGTGGATTTATGGACAATATAGAAGAAGCTAAATTAATGCTAGATGAAAATTATCAGATGAAATGTGCTAGAGCTATAGCCAAAGGTATATGTAGGTATTTTGGTGTTGATTATAAGGAAGAAATACAAAAGAAAGATGAACCTTCTCAATGGGGTAAAGATGATTGGGAATGGGGAATTAAAGAAGGCATTACTGATGGTAAAAATCCTCAAGGTATACCTACGAGGGAACAAGTAGTATCTATGATAAGAAGAAGTAAGACCTTAGAGTAAAATCTCTGGGGTTTTTGTTTTACTAATAGCATAGGCGCCCAGCATATACAAAGATGGAGCTGGTATACAAAAAATCCTGAACTAATTCATTTTAAATTTTTTAAATACGAATAGTTGTCATAACTATATAGCTTGTAATAAGAAAAAATTATAGTATAATTTATTTGAGAGCCAAATAATTTATTGGACCTTCACAAACATTTCAGGGGGGAATGCTATTTGAAGTTTTTAAAAACAGCTAAAAAAATTAACTTCAGTTATTTATCTTTAATTTTAATAGTTATTATTTCTGTGTTTTTTTATTCAAATAAAACGAAAACTTCTATACTTGAGAACTTTTCATATTCAGCTACGATTATTTCTTTAATATTTATAGCTTTTCAAGTAAGACTAGCTGTAAAGGATTATAAAATTACTAATGATAGATTGCGTAAGGATAAGGCCATTGAATTGGCTAAATATTATGAAGAAACTATTCTTCCTTTATCTACTAAGCTATCTTGGGTTTTTAAAGAAATTGATCTCAATAGACTTTACTCAAATATTGATGAGCAAAAAATGATAGATTTTGATAATGATGAACTAATCGGATTATGTTCTTCTACAGTAATCCAAGATTACATGGAAATACTGCAGAGTAAAGAATGTAAAGATGTTTACAATAAATTCTGTATTATAATTGAAGACTCAATGGATTTTAATACTAGATTTAATTTAGAAATAGATGGTATTGAAGATTGTGATATAGACGAAAGAGAATTATCATCAGCACTAGAGTCATTTACTGATATGAAGACAGGGGTATCCTTAGGTAAAACTATATCGGGTTTACTTAATAAATTAGAATTTTTTGCAATGAACTTTAATTATAATATTGCTGATGAATCTGTTGTTTATCAATCTTTACATCAATCATACAGGGGAGTAATCAAATTATTGTATATACAAATATCTTCTCTAAACAAAGATCCGAAAGACAAATACTATACTAATGTTATCGAACTGTTTAATACTTGGAATAAAAGATATTTAGAAATTGTGGAAAAAGAAAAAAGTAATAAAGTCAACTCTATACATAGAGGAGAAAAGTTAAAAGTATAAAGACCAGCATAAGCTGGTCTTTCTTTATAAATATGTCTAATTAATCTTCTCGCTTTTGGTCATCTTCCTCTTCTTGATCTTCAAGATATTTCCCATCAAGATTTACATATTTGATTACATCGTTCCACAT